TTCCGCAGCCGATCACGCTCTGCGGGCAGGGATTGCACGATGTCTGCGCGGACGTATTCAGGCCAGCCGCCATTATTGCCGCCGCTCACAAACATGCCAACCATCGGGCCGCCCATGCAGGCCCATATGCGTTCTGGTGCGTCAGTCATCGTCATGCTCCCGGTCGTCATCGTCGCGCTCGCGATCATCGCCTCCCGCAGCCGATCACGCTCAGCGCGCAGTGTCAAAATGCGATCTGCGGCGAGGACCATGACAGGCTTGTCCTCCATCGTCCCCTTGGCGATCAGCCACAGTGCAATCTCATCATCAGTCATCGCCATGCTCCCGGTCGCGTTTGTCGTGATCCTCGTCATGGTTTTGTCTTTAGGAGGTATTTTTTGCATCATAGCGTTTTTGACGCTTTTTCCAGTCTTTTTTTGCTTTTACTGCCAAAGCCCCTCGGACTGCTGCTGCTGGTATTCTACGAAATACGGTAGGAATCCGGCGTCGCTGGTATAGAGTCCGCGGCGTCGTATGTGGTGGATGTCCACTCGCTCTTCGCTCACGTTCTGTTCCTTGGTTACGGTGTCGCGCTGGCTGTATTCGGCGACTTTCCAGTCTCCTTGCAAAAACTGGTAAATCCTTTTGACGGCCACGCCCCACTTTCCGTCGCGCTTCTTGTTTTCCCGTCCCTCCGGGTAGTATAGGAACCCGAACCGTTGGAGCTGCGCGATGTTGCAATAATCCACGTGATCCAGTTCGGTGAGCTTCTTGGTTTGGATGTTGTGGGTCCGGTGCTGTATGCAGTACTTGAAAATCTTTTTGAGCATTTTGACGTGGGTGTCGCTAAAGTATGAGCGAACGAGAGAGCGCTTGGCGTTACAGGTGGGGCATCGGTAGTCGTGGCGGGTCTTGGTCTTCTTTTCGAGTAAGAGGTGGCCCATCTCCCCTCCGGCTTCGTGTGCGCACCGAATATCGGCCGTTTTGCTGGCGAGTTCGTGGATAAGGTCTTCGAGGAGTTTCACCTTTGCCGTTCTGGCTACTTTGAAAGGTTGGATTTCTGGGGTTTCTTTTTCGACTTGTGCCTTTCTGGCTTCGAGCCAGTTGATGGTCTTTTCTAGCGTGTGGAGGTCTAACATGGTGGCGGTGCGGTTATGTGGTAGGTTGTAAAGTGCTCATGAGGGCTATGATTTTGCTTTCTCTGAGCATTCGGTATTGCTCCGGGAATTTCTCTTTTGTGCCGGCGAATCCTGCGAGGGCTTCGTCTGCTTTGTCAGCGATCTGTCTTTGTATTTCTTCCGGGAGCTGCTTATACTGTGCGAGGGCTTGGGCTCTGGCTGCCTTTGCTTCGTTTTCTTTTCTCTGCTGCTCCTGTTTCTCCCTTGCTTCTGCTGCAAGTATCTGGGCGGCTCTCTCTTCCTTTTTTCTCGCCTCCTCGAAGTCCTCGGCGGTGTGCTTCTTGGCTGGCGGGATAATTGGGTCGAGGATGTCTTCCCAGCGTCTTCCGTTGATCCACGTCGCCGGGTGTGGGACGTAAAGCGTCGAAAATTTCGCTTTGTTTGGTTCTCCGTATTTCTTGCGCCAGTATGTAGTATGAGCTGGAACTATTGCAATGGCTGCTTCTTGGTCTTTATTTTTTAGCTTGGCAAACGCCTTTTCTGCTGCGAGTTTCCCCTCTTTTTTTGGGTATATATTCCAAAAGTCTTCAAAAAGATTCTTTTTTTCTATTTCTTTTTTTATGATTCTTTCTTTATTAGAGGCCGGTTTTTCCGGCGTCGGTTTTTCCGGCGTCGGTTTTTCCGTCCCGGTCCATGACGGTTTTTCCGTCCCGGTTACTGGTTGGCAAGGCTCTTCACAAAGCAAATAATCCATTTCGAATTTCCCGGTTGAGGTTCGTACTTTTTCACGTATTAGGTAGCCTTTAGCCTCTAACTCTTTGAGGGCTGCACGTATGCCGTCCCGTCCGTCGGCGTGGTCGTTGGCTATGCGTTCACTACTAAACTCCCAGCCGTCTGGCTTGCTCTGTATATAAGCAAAAAGCCCTTTCGCTTTGAGTGATATATTGTTTTCGTTGAGGAGTGAATTGGGTACTACTCAAAAACGGTTTTGTATTCTTATTTTGCTCATATTATCCGCGATGACTGTTAGGAATAAAATTTATATTCCCAGCCACGCTTATGGCTGTTTTGTATGCTATAAAATAGCCGAGTACGAAAAAGATTATGGCGATTCATACATAATCGGCGCGTATAGAGTATGGAGTTTGTAGTGGTTGGAGCTGCTGCTCTTGTTGGGCTATCTGCCCGGTTGCTGTCTGGTTCATAATGGCGGTGCTAAAAAATAAAAAAAGACGCATTTGATTTTTCCGGGGTTTCCGGGTTTCTTGCGTTTTTGTTTTTATATTTAGCTGCGTATCAAAAAACCCTATCCAAACGCACCGCCAAGTGCTTCGTGATAGGGTTTTACGTGCCTTTCGGCTCGTGCATTCTCTGGGGGAGTTTGCTTCCCGTATTGTATGCAGTGTTTAGGGTGAGTCAAGCTCTTTTTTCCCTTGCTGCTATGGCGGTGCTGTCTTCGGAAAATCTTTGAGGTCAAAGATACTTTAGGATTGTACTCTTTTTCTTATATCGTCCAGAGATTTCTAAAAATCGTATTCGTCGAGCTTGTCAATCTCTTTTTCTTTTTCTGCTCTCTTCATGGTGTCAGTTCCTTGTCCGAGGCCCTCGGTGAAGTCCTGCCATGCCTCACTTCCGTTCATTTGGTCAAATGGGTTTACGAGTTCCCCGTATGGTACGTTGTAAAGGGAAATGAGTCCTAAACGGTTGAGGATTCTCTTGTATATCTCCAAAAAGGCTTCGAGGATATCTTGGCGCTCGCTGTACTTGTATGTTATGCGTTGGACGCCACTTTCCTTTTTGAGGACTCCTGCGGCTACTAGGCTGCTTTGGAGTTCGGCGTTTTTGCTGTACTTCTCGTATGTGATCCCGTGCTTTTCGCAAAGTTCTTTGAGGTCCGCTTGGAGGAGTCGTCGGTTCGGGTCCTCTGGGAGAACATATCCGGGTTCCTTTTTCAAAACCTCCTCAAACATTGCATACTCTGGGGCCTTGCCTCTGATTCCTTGGTATACGAAATAAAATGCGGCGGCTTGGAGTTCATATCCGGCGTTTCTCTCGTCTGGGTTACTGAATCCCGCGACGAACTTGTAGTCTCTGAGGCCCTCTCCGTGCTCCGGGTGGCGTTCTATTCGGTCGATGATACCTTTGAGCGGGAGCGGCATGATATCGCCGTCCAAATCGCTAAATTCTACGGTTTCCATGACCTCCGTGCTGATCGTCGTGCTGGTGTCCGCATTTCTCACGTAGTTTCGGACCGCGATGTCGAGGTGCTCTCTAGCTTTCTCCTCGTTGACGCTCTTGCTCCACTCGATAGCTTCTTTTTCGATGGCTGCTGCTGCGTCGGTATCGTTTACGAGTTCGCCGTTCTTATCGGTCCAAACTGTCTCTGGCGTGCTATCCTCTCCGGTTGATGCCGGTGTTAGCTTGTACCCGAGGCGCTCTGCTGCCTTTCCTCGTGCTTCTTGGAGCATTCTCGTCAAAACCCTCTGGGCGTGCTGCGCGTAAAAATCCGCGTGGTTTTCGCTTCGTGCGAGGTCTGGTATTTGCTCCGTGAGGCCGCTGTCGGTTCCGTCTCCGAGCTGGTCTTCACACTGCTTTATCGTCGCCGGGGCGTTGAGGATGTCTTGCCAAAATTTCTCGGTCGTCTCGTGCGCTGCCTTTCCTACGAGCATGGATGGTTTTTCCTTGTTGTCAAATTCGAGTCGGACGTATCTCTTGAAAAAGAGGTTTTCGCTCTGCAAAAATGAGCGGATTGCGCTGTATGAGAGGTGGCGTACTGGGAGGAGTCCGTCGGCTGTGTGCTCGCGGGTCACTATGAGTTGGGTTGTCATGCTATGGTAAAGCTAAAAAATAAGAAAGGGGAGAGCCGCTCCCCGGCGGTTTATTCTGCGTCCTTTGGGTCGTCGTTTATCTTTCGGGCTGCTGCCTCCTGTGCCGTGCAGTCTTCGCATTCGCAGGGTTCTCCGTCTGCTTCCTCCTTGGCCTCCTTGATCGCGTTCTTGAAAAGCGCTTTGAGTTGTATCTCTGAAAAAATCGCTTCGGCTTCGTCGTATGCTTTGGAGAGGGCTCTGGCTTCTTGGATGCTTGGGTTTTCGAGGGTAGCTCCTACGAACGCCGCGCAGCCACTCTGGCTTGGTGCGTCGTCAAATGTCGCTGTCTGCTTTCTGGTACCTATGCAAACCGCTTGGACCTCGTACTCTTTGCAAAGTTCGTCGAGTTTGTTGCGGAACTCCTTGATTTTTGTCTCCTCTATTTCGAGGGTCTGGGCTTTTGTTGCCATAAATGTGAAAAGTAAGTAAAGCCGGGAAACGCCCGGCGGCGTGTATTATTCAATTTCGACCGTGTCTTCAAATGAGGTTGCCCCCATGATGTTTACTGGTTCGGCTGCTAAGGATTGTCGGACGCCTAGAACGGAATGTCCACGATGTCCATTTCCTCTTCTATCCGCGCTGCCTTTTTCTTCGGAGCCGATCGAGGAGCTTCTTCTCCCCATGAGTCGTCCGAGTCGTTTCGCGACGTGGATCCTTCTCCCTTGCTGGAAAGGAGGATGACGTTCTCCGCGACGATCTCGGTCTTGTACCGTTTGTTTCCTTCGTTGTCTTCCCAAGAGCGGGTTGAAAGACGTCCTTCGACGTATACCTTCTTCCCCTTCTCGAGGTACTGCTCGACGATGTCGGCAAGTTTTCCCCATACAACGACGTTGTGGAAGTCGACGGCTTCTTGCTTCTCTCCGGAGGAGTCCTTCCATACGCGGTTTGTGGCGATGGAGAAGGAGGCGACCTTCTGTCCGTTCGGGGTTTCCTTTACCTCGGGCGCTGCCGTGGTGTTTCCAATGAGTTGGACTTTGTTGAGTGAGTTCATGTTGCAAAAAATAAAATAATTATACGACGATTCCTTTCTCTCCGTCGACTTCGATCTCGTCTCCGGCTTCTGGCTGGTATTCCTCCTCCTGGAAGACTGCGATCGCTTTCGTTTCGATGTCTTTGCATTCCTGCCGGGTTCCTGATGTTGTCATAGGTAAGGTTTAGAAAATTATTTGATACCGTTGAGGAGGATCTTGGCGACGAGTGCGTTTTTCACTTCATTCCGGAAACCAATATCGGAGACAATTTCCCCGAGTAAATCGTGGACAAATTGCTTGATCTCCCCGTCCTTCTCTTTTACTGATGCTTCGATTGCGTCCCTCAAAGGGTTTGAATATGAACGGCTGAACATTTCGTCAATGACTTTCGGGATGTTCTCGGCGATTTTTTGCTGGATAAGTTCCGCGCTGATTTTTTGATCTTTCATAAAGTGTGAGTGATTGCCTGGAACCGCCAGGCGTCGGGTTTATTCTGCAATCATTGCCGCGATGTGGGCTTCCATTTTCTTGATCGTGTCGCGTGCTTCGCCTTGGGTAAATTCCGGGAGGCTCTTGCCCATTCTGTCTTCGAGGGCCTTGATTCTGGCCGATACTTCCTCCGGTGCGTAGCCCATGCGGTTGAAGAGGTTGACTATGATGTCGCGCTCTATGCTGCTGATGAGCTTCGCGTTTGCCGTTGCCGGTGCTGCCGGTTCCTTTCCTGCCGTTGGCGGTGGGGTAGGCCGTGCGCTTGGCGTTGGCTTCTCTACTTCTGCCGGTAGGCTCTGAAAGTCCTCGTCCATGACTAGCGCGTAGGCTCTCCACCCGTTGCTGAGGTAGCTGCAAACCTTTTTCAAAAAGTTCGTGCGGGCCCCCTTTATACTTTCCCACTTGTCCATGTTTCGGCTTCCTCCCGTCTGGCTAAACTGGGCCAAAACCTCGAAATATGATGTCGGGAGCACTATCTCCTCGATGGTTCCGTCGGGGTGCTTGACCGTCCTTGTGGCCGTGACGTTTTTCCAGTTCCCTATCTCAAATGTCCCGCGGTAGACCGTCACGTATGCCGTGGCTGGCTTCTCTACTTCCTCGGTCCCGTACTCGCGCCAGTTTCCCGGCCCTATGATCTCGTTGAGGGCGTTGATAATGTATTGGCTGCGGTATCCCGTCACCTCAAATTTCCCGGTCTTGTTGTTTTTCTGTCCATACTTGCTGTCGGCGTTTACTTGCTGTGCGTCCTCCGGGAAGTGGTACGCGAGAAAGGCGTCGGCTATTGGTCCGAGGTCTTCGGGCTTTACGATTCCCCCTTTCGGGATTCTCGTGGTGGTTGGCTCTGGTGCTGCGGCCGTTTCCGGGTTCGTTGCTGCGACCTTGGCTTCCTCCGTGGCTGCCGTCTCTCCGGCTGTCTTTTTATCTGCCATGTGTGGGCGGTGCTAAAAAATAAAAGGGCGTATAAAAAAGCCCGGGAGAGGGGCGGTTTTCCACCCCCCTTTCCGTGGTCTTCTATATGTCGAGTTCAGCCTCTATCTCGTGGGCCTTGGCGTTGATTTTGTCTATCTGGTCAAAGGGTTCCACTTCTGACTCGTATTTTGCGAGTATTGCGAAAATGAGGTGGATGTGTCCTTGTACCTTGTGTGCGTCTTGTCTTGAAAGTTTCATAGGGCGGTGCGTAAAAAATAAAGCACCGGTATTCTATGTTTTTCTGCTTTTTTGTCCAGTCTTTTTTGTCTCTTTTTTGTGCTTTTTTGTGCCTTATTGCTTGACAATGCTATAAAGTCCCGAGCATTTTGGTTTTTCCCGGTACCGGACGGCGATGTCTCCCTTGATGCAGGCTCCTTGGTTCTTGATGCAGTACTTTCTAAAACGTGGCCCCATTTCGTCTTCTACCGTGTAAATTCCGGGGCAGGTTCCCGTGAGTTTGACCTTGTCTCCGAACTTTAGGCCGTACCGCGTGCGGACGTCCTTCGTGATCGCGACGGGTCTTTCTCCTCTGTCTATGGCTGCGCATAAATCCTTCCCGCTTGCTCCGTGGCAGGGTGTGGCGTCGTTCTGTTTTGGGTCTCCTACGTTGTAGCTCGTAAAAAAAAGAACCTCCGGCGGTATCTCTGGGGCTATAACTGCCCCGGATTCCGTCTTGGGTTCTTTTATCGTTTGAGTTGTGAGTTTTTTGTCCTGTTCGCTTCCTGCCGTGTTCGGCTGGTATGCTATGACTATGAGGGCGATGGCTATGAGTGCAAGTCTTCTCATGTGGTACTGTCAAAGGCTAAAAGGATGCGCGGGCTTTCGCCTTTCGCTTCCTGTTCCGCCACGATGTCCTTGTATTCGTTGGATGTCGTGAGGGCGTGGATTATCTTTTCGAGGATTCGTATTGTTGGGCTTGCAAGGCCTCGTTCAATGCGGCTTATGGTGTGCATGTTGACTCCGGCTTCTTCGGCGAGCTCGCTTTGGCTGAGTCCTGTCTTTGTCCGCAGGGTTTTTATCGCTTCGGCGAGGTTTTCGGTTGTGATTATCATGGGTATTATAGCGAGGAAATAAGTTTTTTCAATTCTGGCGTTCAGAAACGCTCTATGATGGCCGTGGTGTGGCCTCGTACTTGGTCGATGGTTCCGGTGATCTTGAAGTGTCCGGGGCTGTCGTTTGTACGGAGTCGGAGCTCTACGTGGGTGCCGTACTTTACGCCCTCGGCTGCTCCCGCTTCTTGGAGGGCGCCTATGAAGTCGATGCCGGTTCTATGTGGCTGCATTCTGTTTGTTTTGGTGAGTGATAAAGAGTTCGATTTTCTTCTGGAACTCTTCGAGCTCCTCCCTTGCTCCGCTCATGGCGAGCTTGTAGAGCTTCGAGCCTTTCCATACTTGGAGGCGCCAGCGGTTGCGTTGCCATACGATGGTGCCGTTCGGTTCGTATCACTCCCGGGCGAGGAGCTCATAAATAGGCTGATATTTGCTGCTTTTCATAGGTAACTGGTGGGATTATTTGACGTTGTCGAGGAAAGCCTTGACGTGGTCGATTGCTTGATAAAATTCTCTTTTCGTGTCCATGTCCTGTGCCTCAAATTGGAGGTCTCCCGCGATCTTCGCGTGCATTGTTTGGAGTATCTTCGTGATTTTGTTGTGGAGCTTTTTTGCTTTGATTTTTCTCGGCCAAATGCTTCCGTATTCTGGGGCGTGTGCTGCCATGGGTTGTATGGGTTAGCGGGTAGAATATGCGAGGGGTCCTTGCGTCTTTGCGAGCTGGTCTTGATAGTCGGAGTTTCCGGTGTATCCTATCGCAAAAATCATGAAAGCCACTACGGCTATGGCCGTGAGCTTTTCTTTTCTTTTCGCCCAGATTCGGGCTTTTATACTTTTGCTTCGCATGGTTGGCGGTGGTTATAAAGTAACGAGGGCGATGATACGGTTTTGCGCTTTTTTGTCCAGTATAATTTCGCTTTTTTGTACATTTTCCCGCCATTTATACCTCGAGGCCCTTCTGGTATCGTTCGAGGTTTTCTTGGAGCTTGGCTTCAAATAGCTTTAGGCCAAAAATGAAAGCGCCGTTTTGATAATCTCCTACGGGTACCCAGCCGCGTATATTGTTTCCGTGTCGGTCGGTTCCGTCGGTCTCGTTTAGCTCTCGGAGGTATTCGTCGCGGAGCTCCTTGGTTTCAAAATAAAGCTCGCGGCCCGATTGTCCCGGTTCGTATCCTCGGCACATGGCGTCGTTTACGTAGACGGGGGAGTGGGTGCAGCTTTTCGGTCGGAGGAGGTTGAGGCTCCTGTATTCCCGCCCGCGGACCTCTATGCTCTGGGTGGTGCTCGTGTGAAAGTCGAGAGCGAGCTGCTCGGGTGCTGCTACTTTCATGATTGCTCGGTGATTTGTCTAAAGGCCTCAAAAAATCCTTTGCGCTGCTCCTCTCGGTCGTTTATGAATAAAATGAGCCAAATGGCTGGCAAGGTCAGTAAAATTTCTTGCATTCCTGCTGGGGGCGTAAAATAAAGAGCGATGACGGCTGCGTAAAGCGAAAGGATTGCAGCTCTTGGGTATCGGACGAGGCTTTTTGGCGGTACGAGTAAAATGTCCTTTTTTGCTTTCATAATGGGTAAGAGTAAAAATGTTATTGCTTCGGTGCTGTGATCCTGACGTTGTATTCGGCCCGGTCGATGTGCTCTTGGAGCATTCTGGCGGCGAGGTGTTGCTTTCTCTGCTCTTCCGTGAGCGGCCTATCTTCCTCCTCCTTGTCTTCTGGCTTTGTCCAGAGGTTGTTTTTTCCTATGTAGGCCCGGAGGAAAATGCTCTCGGCCTTTTTCTTCTCCCGCTGGTAGTGTGGCCAGTAAAATGTGAAACGCTCTTTGACCTCTATATATTCGGCGAGGGTCATTTCAATCTCGTAATTATACGCGGCGTCGTCTAAAACCCTGCGGCCGGCGAGTTCAGCTTCGTTGTATAGGTTGCGGAGGATAATACCTAAAAATTCGGATTTCTCAGTATTTCTAGACCCTCCCCTGAAAGGGAACTCCCGCCATTCTACTTTGTCGATGTCTACGTTGTGGCCCTGTTTTCGGTATGCTTCGAGTATGCGCTGCGCGATCTCCTTTTCGTTTTCGGTTGCTCCGCTATTCGGTGTGAGCTTGGCTTGGAGGGCGGCGATTCTCCGTTCGAGGTTTTGCATGGTGCTGGTTGGTTGGTTAGTAAATTTTTTTGTCTCATAAATCCAAATACTTGATGGTTTTCGTGTTCTCGTCTATGATGCGCCCCGTGAATAGGGTGTCCCATTCGTGCTTCGGTATCCCTGCAAATCCTTTGGCCTCCCCTATGGTCTTGCCGTCGGAGAGCGCTTGCAAGAATAATGTTTTCATTTCCTCCGTGACGTTCTTTTCGTATTCCTCCGTGAGCTTCTCTTGAAAAGTCAATCCGAGCTTCAAATTGCAGTGCATGCACCTTTCAAATCCGGTTTCCTTTTGCCTCTGGTGCATACTTTCTAGTTTGCATTTTTTCATGTTTTTATAGTAAGGGGATATTTTTGGTTCTCTCTTGGATTTTCTTCTCTACTACTTTGAGGATGTCCCGGACGTCGTATAGGTCGGCGAGCTTCTGCTGCTTCGTGAGCGGCTTGTCCTTGTATGCCGTGTTTGTGATCGCGGCTTGGTTCTCTATGGTTTTGAGTGCTTTCTGTACATCTTGGAGGTTCATGGTTCCGGTGGTTACTTGATACAATTTGCAGGCCCCCAGTTCGACCTTTCCCCGAGGAATGAGTGGGATATTTTCTTCCTATTCCTTGTGACCCTGTCACTAACGGCTGCGAGCTGCTCAAAACACTCTTCGCAGAGGTGGCCTTTTCTAACCATCCCGCCGTAATTGGTGAAATACTGGAAGTCTCTTGCGAGCCCTACTTTTCCGCAAGTACAAAAAACGCCCTCGACCTCGTTTCCGAATTGGTCTTGAAATACTGCGCTTTTCGGCCTATATTTCAAAACTACTGGCGCGGTGTCTTCTCTTTTTTGTACTCCTCGAAATGTTTGGAGGGCTGTCATAATATGTAAAAATAAAAAAGTAAAAAGAGGGGGAGTGGTTGTCCCCCTTGGTCCTATTTATGCCAGCGGTCCCACTCCTCCTTGGTTGTGAAGTGCTCGAAGCCGTATTTTGTCGTGAAGTCTATCGCGTCCCCGGCTGGGTCGAGTACGGATGCACAGCTCTGGCGATACTCGTATATGTCCTCGCTCCCGTTGAAGTTTCCCCCCTCGAAGTGTCCGACGATTGCTTTGAGGAGCTTTCCTCGTGGCTCTTCGGTATAATCCGGGTGGCAGCAACTTCCGTATTGGAGTTGGGCGTTCTTGTTTCCGGCGATCTGTTCTGGGGTGAGTTCGGTTTCGACGTGTATGTCTACGCTGTCCCCTCCGCTGTAACTCTGGGAGCTAACCCCTAAAACCTTGAAGCCCGCGGCCTTTGCGAGTGCCTTGATGGCTTTCCCGACTTCGGCCTGTGAAATGTAGTATGATTTTTTTCCTCCTACCTTGTCCCATGTCTTGAAACGTATATTGCAGGTGGCGGTGTATCCCTCGACGGTAAACGTGCGGGGCTCCGTGGTGTACTCTGGTTTTGTCATGTGGCGGTGCGTAAGTAATAAAGCACGGGTATCATACGTTTTTCGCTTTTCTTGTCCAGTCTTTTTTCTGCTTTTTTGTCGAATGTATACATTTTTTGTACGTAAACGCCGCCAGTAACCCGGGCAAACCTTGTGACAATGCCTCTTTTGCTTTTTTGTACAATTTATTTGCTTTTTCGTTTTCTTTGTGCTTTGATATGTTTGTGCCTGTCGCTAAAACGCACCGCCGCACGTTTATATCCTTTCTTTTTTTCTTATGAAAACCGCTATTGATACCCTTGGGGCTGGTCTCGCTCCTGTCTTGAACCTCTCGGACGTTCCTACGTCGGAGGCTTTGTCTGCCGCTGCTCTTTGTGAGTCGGTAAAAATCAAAATCACGAACCTCACGCCGTCTTCCGGTCCGGTCGTGGTGCCCGTTCGTTTCGTGTATGAGCCGGAGCTTTTGCCGATTGACTACTTGGAGGACGTAGTCCGTGCCGGTATCGCTACAAAATCCGAGTTTCGGGTGCTGCGTAAAATCTGCGCGATCCTCGACTCTTCTTTTTAGCCTTTCACCTTTCGCCTATATGGAAAATACAAATACAACCGCGGCCGCTGTCGCCGCTAAAACCCGCAGGACCGTTTCCGGTATCCTCTGGGATAAATGTTTGGACTCTTTGGAGCGTAGCTCGTGGGGTTCGCTGTCTTGGACTACGTGCAGGGTGGTCCTGTCGCTCGTTTTGGCTGCTTCCCTGTTCGACGTACACGCGGCCGCCTCTCTCTTCGTGGCGGTGGCAAAATGGGCCGATTTCGCGGTGCCTAAAACCTTGGGCGCGTTTGCTTTCGTTTTCGCTTGGCGTCTCTGGGCTTTTTTGCTCCGTACCTCTTGGGAGTGGGTGTCGTCTATCGAGTTGCCGGCTCCTGCTCCGGTACGTGAGGAGGTTCCTACTTTCTGCGGGGTCCCGGTGGTGGAGATGGTCGAGTACCTTTTCGCCGGTGACGGTTCGTTTCGCCGTGAAGATGTCGAGGCTCGCTTTGCTATGTCTCGCAATAAATTTGACGCCATGGCAAAAAAAATGGATGCGGTCAAAATCTTTGTTCGCGGTGAAAATAATGCCCGCAAGCTCAATCCGGATTTTAGCCGTTCGGATGTTTCCTCTATGCTTTTCGCTGCTGTCGAGAGTGGCGAGCTTCGTCCGCTTATGCGTAAGGAGTCGGAGTGTTCTTATACTTCCGAGCCGTCTATGCCGGAGCTTCTGGCTGCCGAGTCCCCTGCCCCGTCTCACGGTTTCACGGTTCGCCGTCTGGATAGCGTTTCCGCTGCGTAGTGCGTGCAAAGGGTCCGCAAAGTATCTTGCCGCCGCATTGCCACTAGGGCGCGACCGTTCGGTTTCACTTCTTGCCACCATAAAAAATCCCCCATATTCTGGGGGTATTTTTTTTGAGAGCACTCTACTTTTGAGCTACACGTTGGCTATAAAAAGCACGAGCCGGAGTTGCACCGGATTTCTCTCCTAAAAAGGAGTATATATAAATTTTCGAGTTGTCTAGTTTTTTATTTTGCGTTCATGGCGTTTACTCCGGCGATGATGGCGTCGGCCCCTTTCTGCCTAACTGTCGCGAGGTCGTTTTTGTTGCTGATAAACCCCATTTCTATGAGGAGGCTGGCGCATTTGACTTGGCTAACAAATCCGAGTTGCCCGTGGCGGCTTATGGTGTCACTGAGTACGTGGCGGCTTTTGAGGCCTGTGATTCTGGTGTACTCCGCGAGGAACTGCTTGCCCTCGTTCTGGGTGTACGTGTTGGCGTCGTTATAAAAGACCGTGGCCCCTGTCGCTGCTGGTGTCGCTGAGTCCATGTGGAACTCCATGGCGAACGCTTCGGGGTATTTCGCGAGGTTCTTGTTGATCCACGTGATACGTTCGTCGAGGTTTAGCCCCTCCGGTACTTTCACGAGCTTTACGCCCGGGATGCCTCTGGCGATGATGGCGTCGATGTACTTCTTGCCCTCTGCCGCTTCGCTGGTGCTGTTTCAAAATGCTCCTTGGTCGATGGCTGCTCCGGGTTTCCCGGATGGGAGTTTGTTCCTGCCCCAGTTGTGGCCTATGCTCAAAAATAGTGTTTTCATGCATGCGAATTTATAAAATAAAGAGGTTGTCTATTCTTTGGGTTTCTTTGCTATCGCGTCCGGGTCTGTCGGTCGTTCTATGGTAGTTTTGACGGCTCTCTCGATGCGATACTTCATGTAGTCCCCGAGGCTTTTTAGAACGAGGCTTATGGCGTCGAACTCCGGGAGGACCTTGCCGGTTCTGATGGCGTATACGTTTTGGATTATACTGTAACCCTCGGCCATGATGAATATGGCGAGCGTTCCGGCGATGACCGTGTCCCCGTTGAGTCCTATCCCCTTGAAAATGAGGGCTATGCTGAAAACTGCTATGAGGGTGGCTATCTTTTTGATTCCTCCTATCCACGCGGCGTGGCTGGTTATTTTGCGGCGGTCGATTCTGAATTGCTTGCCTACACCGGTGGCAAAGTCTATAATCATGAGGATTCCGAGGATGGTGATTTGCTCCTGTGGGATACGTAGGTATTCAAAGAGGGCGAATGCTCCAAAGTACCCGGCGAGCTTCGCTGTGCCTATTGACGAGGCTGTGGTTCCTGTTGGCATATTTCCGTTCCGTTACTGATAAAATTATGCGGTGATCTCCGCGTATTCTTCTTTGAGGGCCGTGATTCTTGCCTCTACTTCCGTGGTGTCGCCTCCTACGAGCGCGAGGCCGTCATTTTCGGTCTTTAGCTTCCCGAGCTCTTCGATAATAACTTGGGGCCGTGTTTCCTTTCTCTTCTTTGCTTCCGCTGCTGCTTCCTCTTCCGCTTTTTTATCCTCGGCCGCTTTCTCTTCGCTTTCTTCGTAGGGGATGAGCTTTCCGTTTTCGTATGTGACGCGGCCCTCTTCCGTGTATTCGATGACCTCGTCGTAGATGAGGCCCGGAACGAAAGGTTGCACGATAACCCGGTCCATATACTCCTGCCCTTGATACTCTTCGGTTATTTCCTTTCCGGTCTCTGGGTCGATAACGGTTCGCGTGAGCGTGTCGGTTACGAGTTGCATTTCTGCTACCTCTTCGATCTGTTTGTCGAAGAGCGAATCGCTTGTGAGGATGAGTCCTCCGTTTTTGATGTATGCGTACATTGTGGGTTAGTTACGAAGTACCGCGTCGAAGAATTCGTGATCGTGGCGGGTGAGTGGGTTTTGTATGTCGAGAGCCGTGAGATATAGGCTATGTCCGAATTGTGCGTCGTGCTTTGCTGGAGTCCCAAGGGTGATAGGTCGTCCGGCGAGAAAGTTGACGAGCTTCTCGTATTCGTTCTTCGCTATCTTGAAAACGAGTTTCGGGTTTGGCTTGTTTTTAGCCCAAGGCTTCCAGCCAGTGCGGAAGCCTCAAACCATTCCGAGATTGTCGAGTATTATCTCTATGAGCATACTAATAAATGATTGATTTTTGGAGAGAGTTGACGAGAGTTCCGCTTGATCCTGCCGTTCCGTTCGATCCAGCGACCGCGTTGAACGAAGATCCAACCCCTCCAGTTCCTCCAGTTCCTCCAGCCCCTCCGCCACGTGTGGCAGTTCCAGCGAAGACGGATCCGGAAGCGACGATGATTTGGATATGACCTCCGCATCCTCCAGCTCCTCCACCTCCACCTCCTCCACCTCCGGCGTTGTTACTCCCTCCGGTAGCTCCTCCGACTCCTCCAACCCCTCCGGTATTCCCGGAAGTGTTTATCGTTCCAGTCCCGGTGATTGTGGACGTGTGGAGTTTGAGATTCGCTCCGGAGTTTCCGAAAGTCCCTCCAGCTCCTCCACCTCCTGCGGCTGCTACGCTCGGAGATGCTACTCCAGCCGTACCATAAGCTCCTCCACCTCCTGCACCTCCTGCCGTCGGTCAGTTCGCTCCAGCTCCTCCACCTCCTGCGGAGAGTCCACCGTTTCCACCGTTCGATGCGCTTCCGGCAGTTCCTCCAGTTCCGATGGGCGTTCCACCGTTACCTCCGAGACCTCCGTTGTAAGTTCCAGCCCAATCCGATCCTCCACCTCCTCAACCTGCTCCGTATGGAGTAGTGGTCGTCCCTCCGTTTCCTCCGAGAGTAGTTCGTCCTCCCTTTCCTCCAGCTCCACCAGCACCGAGTGCGAGAGCTGGAATATCTCCAAAAGCCGAAGCGATAGCGAGAGGGGAAGCATTTTTTCCAATGAGACTTATAGTTCCGGAGAGTGTAGTGAGACCGTTACACTTGAGCTGCATTTCTCCATTTGTTCCAGCCGTTGAGAGCGTAGCTCCGACCGAGATCGAGATCGATGAATAATTGTATACTTGGTTGAGGTTGAGATTCGTCGTTCCGCTGGATATGACGAGAGCTCCGTCCGATCCGTCACCGAAGACGAAGGGGAGACTATTGATGGACTTGAATGTCAGGTCGTCTGCGAGAAACGTGTTCGCAGCTCCGGGGGTCGCGTATCATTCGTTTCCGGATCCGTCTACAAGCGTCAGTCGTGATGCCGTGAGACCTGTCCGGAGTCCTCCGGCTGCGTTGAGCTTTTCCGTCTCGAGCCGAGTCACTTCGTCTTGGACGTCTTTTACTTGCTCGGCGGTCCATGTTTGGACGACCGTGTCTCCGGCGTTGAAGGATAGGGCGGTGGCGGTTTGGGTGAGGGAGTTGTATGCTGTGGGGCAATTTCCTGCTCCTCTGACGGCTGTGAGTGTATCCCCTACGCGGTTGGTTACTCGGACGATTTCTCGTTTGAGGACTCGGTAGTTGTTGGCGAGGGTGTCGTATTGCTCGATTTTTGCCCAGAATGGGAAAGTGCTCGGGAAGAGCGCGCCTTGCCCGGTGGCGAGGACGATTGCGGTGGTACCGGCTGCAATACCTGCTTGGAGGGTTCCTGTCGCGTTGTTTGCGACCGTTCCGTTTATGTATGGCATACGCTTTGGGGTTAGTTTGTAAGGACCTCATTTGCAAAGCTCAAAATGTCTTCGAGCTCGATTTTCATGTTGCCTGGATTATATTCAATTTTGCTTATTTGCAAAGACGATATTGAATAATCAAAGTTTCTAACGGTCACGAGGTCGCCGGGTCTTATGCTCTCAAAATCGTATTGGCTGTTTATCGTGAGGGTTATTCTGCGGGTCGGGTTTTTGTTTTGCGCTACGTATGCCACGGCCGTATTCGTTGCCGTGGTGCCGTTCGTTATTTCGGTTTTTGTTTCCCGCAGCTCCCGGATTCCGTATGCGCTTTGGCTGGTTCCGTCGGTGCTCGTTACTGTTCCGCCGGTATATGTGAGGATGTACGTGTTCACTAGCTTTTCGAGGTTCTCTTCTACGGTTATGCCGTCCACGTCTCCGCTAAAATCGAGCTTGTGGTGTGTTTGCCCTACTGCCCCGGTCTTGGGGTGGAATTGCAGGGTTCCGGTGCCGTCTATGGTCCACCACCATTGGCTCGCGGTTGCCGTCGCTTTCTTTATCGCGTCGCTTGCCTTGTCGTAGCTGAAAGAGAGGTTTGCTACGGTTCCGGTTAGCTCGGCGGTGCTTCCCGTATACGTTATGAGCCCGGGGTATTTTATGGAAAATCTATCTATTGCGTCCGTGATCGTGGCGGTCGGTTCTTGGTTCTTGGAAAATTCGTATGTCCCGGCGCTGTCGTAGTAAATCCACGAGAGCATCGACGCAAGCCCGAGCGCGCGCATTTCTACATATTCCGCGCCGTTTTCGTTGACGCGTTGAAGGCTCCCGACGATGCCCATGTAAATCTGACGCCCGTTCGGATTCGCGTCGTCGGCCTCGTAGACCTTGACGATGTTGTTGTACGCTATGGCTGCGCTGGCAAATGGTATGTTGAGGCGGGCCCTCATTTCCCCCTGCCCTCCGTTCTTCTGCGCTGTAAACGATACCCCGGTCATGACTATGCTGGGGCTGAAAGTGCTAACGTATACGCCCGCGAGCGTATAAACTTTGATGTTGTAGTTTTTGGCTTTCATTTGCGGTTTGCGTTAGAGGTAATTTTTCGGGATTATCGCGGTGAGGTCCAAAAGGCTGGTTCCCGTGATGGCTATTTGGAACGGGCACGACCCGGGTGGGAACTTCGGGAACTGCCCCGTATAGTCTATTTCGACGCCGTTCTTGGTGACGCTCTTGTTTTTGCTGTCTACGATGAGGACGTCGTTGTTGGCGTAGGTGCTCGGTATGGTAAGGGATAGGCCAAAGGCGTTGATTTGCAGCTCGGTGGCTGCTGTACCCGCTCCGAAAATAAAATAGAGGGTCGGTAGACTGTCCGCGCTTCCGTCGTTGGTGAGCTCTGCTGAAAAGCTGCCGGACTGTGCTTGGAGTTGGAGGGATTGGGCGTTTACTGCGTAAAAAAAAGGCTCTAGGGCTTGGAATGTTACTTCCGCGGTGATATATGTGACGTTGTAGTGCTGGCGGCCGAATGCTATCTTTGTGCAGGTGGCTTTGATTCTCCTCGTTTCCGTGGTTCCGGGTGGTAGGATGTCCAAAAATCCCTCTGTCGTCCTGATCCCTTTTTTGAATCCGTCGAGGAGGGTTTGAAAATCTGCGGCGGTGGCTGCTTTGATGGTAATTTTTGCCCGTATTTCCCGACCTCGGTAATACTTGGATAGGACGGCTCCTCCGTCGTCTCTGGGGAAATTGAATGAGTTGAGCTCGACGTTTGCTAGGTCGTCCCAGTCTCCTAGGCTGGTGATGATTCCGGCGTTCTGTAAACCGTAGCCGTTGAATGCGATAACGTCTTGGGTGATCGTAAGCGGGAGGGGACTTGATGCGAGGGCGTTTCCGTTGAGGAGTTCGGTATTGAGCATGGTTGGGGTGGGTTATGCGATGCCGAGTTTCCCTAGTTGGAGGCGTCGGGTGGCTTCGTTGAGTATTTCGTCGGTGAGGCGCTTGATGTCTTGGTCATTTCGGACGGATACTCCTCCGAGGGAGATATTCATTGATATTTTGCTCCCTCCTCCCATTGCTTCGTTCGGGATTATGGTTCCGCTTGATTTCGTTGTGAAGAGTTCCGGGCCTCTCTCTCCTACAAGATAGGTCCCCCCGGCGTTGACTGGCCCTCCGTTCGCTCTGGCTCCGTTGACGTAGTCGGCGGCCATACGTCCGAGTCCTCCGGTGGCTATGTCTCCGGCTGCGCTTGCTGCGTCGGATATTGCGCTTTTTACTTTGGCGGCGTATTCCATCACTTGGGTGACTTTATTTCCGAGCCAGTTGGTTACTGCTTCGACTTTCTGCTGTATCCAGTCGAATGCGTCGCCGACTGCTACCTTTGCGGCGTTTACTGCTCCGGATATTGCCTTGCTTATGATGTCCCAAGTGGCTATGAGCTTGGGGCGTATCGTTTCCCAGTTGTTGTATATGTAAATCGAGGCGGCTACTATGGCGGCGAGTGCGGTGAGGATGAGTCCTATTGGGTTGGTGGCTAAAAATACAAGGGCGGTTCCCAGTGCTCCGGCTGCGGTCGCTATAAAGCCGAACCCGGTTATGATTCCGGGAATGAGGAGTCCGAGGGTTCCTATTGCTACGGCTAGGCCTGCGACGGCTAGCGTTCCGAGGATGATCGCTTCGGCGAGCTTCGGGTTTTCCTTGGTCCAGTTCATGACGGTGGTCAAAGTTGGAGTGAGGACTCCTATGAGGTTGGTCATCACTGGCATGAGGGTAGCTCCTATGGTTTGGCTGAGCTGTAATTTTTGGGCGTCTAGCTTTGCGACTTGCCCGCTGTATTCTTTCGTGAGCTTCGCGGCGTCTCCGACTTGGAATTGCGTTTCCTTGAGGATACCTTGATAGACTGCCTCGTTTTTCTGGGCTGCCGTGAGAGCGGTCTCCTTGAGTCCGTGGGCCTTTGCGTATTCTGTCACCATCGCTGATACGTTCTTGGTGACTCCGGCGTTGTCGACGAGCATGGAGTTTTCGTTCTTGATACCTTCCGTCGCTCCGGCTATCGCTTCGCCTAGTCCGAGTGCTGCTTGCCGTCCAAAGGCTGCCGAGTCCTTGAACCTGATCATAAGTTGTTCGGCTTGTTCGAGGCTGAATCCTTTGGCGACTAGGTTTTTGAGGGAGGTGGCCGCTTCTCCTGCGGTGACGAGTCCGTCTGCGGTGAAGCTCTGGACGATTTTCTTGGCTTTGTCAAAATCCCCACCGGTTCCGACTACTATGGATTTGAGCCCGGTGAGGGAGTTATTGAGGTTTGATGCGTCCGTGATGGCTTGGCTTATTCCTACGCTTATGCCGGCAAAGGCTATACCACCGACGGCTCCTACTTTTGTAAATGTCTCTTGGTTCGCCTGTGCGCTCTTCTTTATCTTGCCGAGGGCGTCTTGGGAGGCTTGCGTTGCCTTGGATAACTGGGCCGGGATGCCTTTGATTGAGTCTTGTATCTTCCGTATGACCCCGCTGGCTTCGTCAACGGCGTTGATGATGATGTCGATGTTCTGGTTGGATGCCATAGGGCGGAGGGTTACTGGGTGGATACTTTTTGATTTGCCCTCCGCTGTTCCTTTTGCTGTGCCTTGAGTTCTTGGTTATAAATGCGGACGGCGAGGTCGATTGATTCCTCTGTTTGCTGCTCGAATACGGACGGTGGGCAGTTCCATAGCCTTGTCATGAGTACGTGGTCGGTGTACGCGTCCGGGGCGACTCCCTCTTGGTGTCCGGAGAGGTATCGTTTGACCTGCTTCTCTAGGCGTTCGTTTTTACGGTTTTTTTTTGCGTTTCCTTGTTCACTGCCTGTCGGAGTGTTTCGTACTCATCGACGGTTATGTTGTCCATTTCCTCTTCGGTGAGTCCTGATACTAGCCGGACGCCTAGTTCTTCGGAACGGTCGGCGTTGATGGTGGGGATTGAGGTTTTTCCCACTCCGCCTCTATCGTCTGACTCTACGTTGACCCCTTCGAGGAGTTTTTCGTTGATGGCTCTGGATATGGCTCTGGTGAATGGTTTGAGTTCGATGTCTCGGTTGAGACTTGGGATGTTGACGGTAGTCATAAGACGGTGCGGTTATGCTGCAAATTATGCGTATGTTGTCGCTTTGTTGTTTTGGAGGGATACGGTGATCATCTTGGTTTCGGCTAGCTTGTAGAGGCCTGTGAATCCGAAAGTCTGGGTGACGATTCCGTCCTTGTCGTCGCTTCGGTCCCAGTCTTCGAGGACTACACTGGCGAGCTGGATGGTGATGTTCTCGTATTTTGTCGCTCCTATGAGGGTGCGTCCTTCGAGCTGGATTTCGATTGCCTGTTTCGTTCCTGCTGTTGCGAGGTCTCGGTATGTCGCGGCGTCGTATACGATTTCAAAGTCTCCTTTTACTGAGAGGGCGGTGTTGTGCTGTGTGGCAAAGTCCGTTCCCTCGACGCTGGCTGCCATGGTGCTGTATATCTGTTCGAGGTTCTTGTCGATGGTGAGCTTGAAGTTCTGGACGGCTACCTTGCTGGCTCCTGCGAGTCCTGCGACTGCCGTTGCAAACTTGATGCTGGCCTTTGATACCATGAACGGCGTTTCTCCGGTAGTGAGGAACGTCGGAGTATTCCCGGACGTGCTGGTTTGGAGGCGTCCTTTGCTCTTGAGCTCGAATTTCGTGTACTGGCTGATTTCTCCCATGATCGTGAGGCTGTCGACCATGTGGTATGTTGACGACTCCTCTTGGGTCTGGTCGTCGTGGATGACGGTAAAACTTGGATGAGCGTTGGTGTTCGCTACCGTGAAGGCGTGTGAATATACTCCGGTTTCCACGAGGGTTGCGGCTCCTACGGTTCCGAGGGTAGTGAGGAAAAGCCAGCCGATGCTTGTGGGTCGGACGATTCCTTTGGCTGAAAATTCGCTTGCCACCTTTGCCATGTGGGCGTCTCCGGGGTTTGCGATGTTAGCGTAGCCGCTTTCGTCTTTGATGATTTCGACTACTGGTTTGAGGTTCCCGGATTCTAGTGGGATCCATGCGTCGATTGTCCCCGCCGTTCCTGCGGTTGTTTCCGTTCCTATCGCGAATGAATGGAGGCGTCCGATTTCTTTTGCCATGCTGGTTATGCGTTAGCGGATAAAAGTTTCTCGACTTCTTTGTTGGCTTCCTCTAACGAGGTGGCCTGTACGGTTAGACCGTACTCTGGGAACGCATAGGATTGAGTCGGTTCCTTTTGCGTTTCGGTTGTCTCCGGTACTGCTTCCGGCCCTGTGTTTTTCGCTGCCATGGGGTGGTATTTTACGAAATAAATTCCCGGGTATTATACGAAATTCGGAGAAAAAGCAAAATCTATATTGCAAAATCCTTTAGGACTTCGACGGATACCTCGAAAAAGCGGCTTGGCAATTGGTTTGTGTTTTCCCACCCCCACGATACGGTAAAAGGGAGGACCCTGTCTACGGTTCCGCCAAATGTCTGGTTGGCCCCCTTGCGTAACTCGCCGAGGATGTCGTCGGCGAGCTTTCGCATCGTTGCCTCCATGACTGCCTTGTCTTTGTTGACGTCTACGGCACGGATGACGAACTTGTAGAGGGTTTGGTTGAATGCGGTATCGAGGGACTCCTCCTCTGCCTGCTTCGGCGTGAGGGTGGCGTATGGATACCCGGTGTCCGTGTCGGGGCTGTCGTAGTCGTAGACGTTCGCGAGGCGGCCGCTGTTCGTTTTTACGGTGTCGAGGATGGTCTTTAGGTTCTGGCCTATTGCGTAAAAGCTCATAAATGGTTGGGGTTATATGTTACGGGCTACTATTTCCACGGCTCGCTGGAACTCCTCTTTGACTATCTTTTCGGCTACGTCCGCGGTGCGCTTCATATAAAATTTCTTGTTTGGGTTCTTCTTGTTTTCAAATTCCCGGCGTACCGCATAGACTACCTTTCTGGGACCGATTCTCGTTTGCTTGGTGTTCGTGGTGATGGCGTTCGGTTCCGCTCCTATGCTCTTTTTGAGGGTCCCTGTCTCGTATGGGGCGTTTTCCCGGGCTATCTTGACGAGCGCTTGGCTGGCGTTCACGAGGCCTATTTGGTTGACCTTTCCCATGTCCAGCTTGCTGAGGTCCACGTTTATCTTTGCGATGATTTTCATAAGCTGCTGGGGTTAGTCGTAGGCCTCCACGAGCAAATACTGGTGGTGTGTCCCGGTGAGGTCCTTGCTCACGGCTTTTCCCCGGACGTCGTACTGCTTGCCGGTGTCGTCCGTGATCCTGTGGCCTATGGCGATGGCTGCGTGGTTTCCGTCGGTGAGCATTTTGTGGGCAAAGATTGAGCCCTCTCCGTCGAATCCGTCAATGAGCTCTTCGCCGTTCTGGTTTATATACACGCGCACCCCCGTGGCTACTGTGGAGAAAGTTCGTTTTTCTCCGCTCGCGACGAGGGTCTTGATGGTGATGGTTCGGTTCTTGTGCGGTAGCATTGGCGCGGTTTGGTTAGGATATAACCTCGTAAACGGTGTATTTCGTGACGACCGCTTGGATGAATGATTTGCCGCTCTGGTCGAGTATCGTGTCGAGGATGCTGCCGTCCTTGTAGTTTACGGAGAGGAGGTCTTGCTTGAAGCTCGCTATCCCCTGCGCGTTCTTGGTGTTGTAAAATCCGGCCACTATGTACTTGATGGCGGTCTTTACGTCTGCGGGGAGGGGATATGTCTGCGTTCCCGCGTCGATGGCGGTGTATCCGCTCACGTATGCTATGCGGTAAATAAAAGGGAACGCGCTCGGGGCTGTCGGTGCGTCTTTGAATTCGAGGCGGTTCCTCGTGAGGGTGTAGTCGGTGTTGAGGGTTCCCGGTGCTGCGCCGTTGATCGTGGTGATGGCTGTCGGCTTGTGGGTTCGGAGGTCAAATACCCGGTTCCGCTTCGCTGCCGGCTTGCTCTGGTCTTCCACGGCAAAATCCTCCGTTTTGGTGGAGGATATGAGTCCGGTCTCGCTTCCGATTAGGGTGTCAAAAAGCGATTCGGCGCCGTCGATTAGCGAGTCGATGAGCTCGTCTTCCCCGCTTGTGCCGAGGAGTGTGTTGACCTCTGCGGTCGTGACGTATCTGTGGGCCATATATCGCGGGGGTTATGATTATTTTTTCTTTGGGGCTTCCTTTTTCGCTGGTGCCGCTACTACTTCGACGGTGATTTCGTCCTTTCCGTCGTCTTCGACGGTAGTTTCTACGACTGGGGCTTCTGGGGCTGCTTCTGGCGCGTTTTCTGCGTCTTCGGCTGGCGTTACGTCGTCCGCTTCTTTTTCGCTCGTTTCTGGGGCATTTTCTGCGGTTTCTGCTTCCGGTGCTGCGGTTTCTGCTTCCGGTGCTGCCGTTTCTTCGGTTTTTTCCTCCGTTTCGGTAGTTTCTGGGGCTTCTGGGGCTGCCTCTTGCTCGCTATCCGTTCCCGTGATTGCGTCCTTGATTTCCTCGGCTACGTTCGCGGCTGCTTCCACGACGTCTTCTATTCCGTCGATAATTTTCTGGAATCCGGCCATCATGAGTCTTCCGTCGCTAAAAATCCCGTCTTCAATCTCTACGATCTCGCCGGTCACGACTTTCACTTTCTCCTTGGATGTCTTGGTAGTCTGGACGAGGGTGTGCCCGTCTGCTACGTATTGGAACTTTGCCATATATGGTGGGTGTTTAGGGATAAAGGTAAACCCGGGGAACCCGAGCGGTGTGCTCGGATTCCGTGCGGCTTGCGTCTATCGCTTCGATTAGGCGATATTGTAGAGGCTGGCAACCGTTGGTGCACCGATTTCGGTGTTTCCGGCGATTGCGTGTCCTGCGAAGTACCATCCGATCACTTGGTAACCGGACCCGGGCACACGGTAGATTTCCATGTAATAGTCCCCGTTGCTTCCCCATTGAACGGCCATTTTGTGGGCTGCCACAACCTGTCCTTTCACGTTGTTTGCTGGGGTTGCCGATACCTTTCCTGCCGTGTTGGCTTCTCCGAGGAATCGGTCCGTTGCGATTGATGCTCCGAGGAAATTTGGAAGTTTCCCAGTAATTGCTGAGCTGATTTGTCCGCTCACGTATGCCTGACGGAACTCGTCGAGTCCGAGGGCTGCAACTTCCGCTCCGAGGGAGTGGATAAAGACGAGGTCTTGCTTGTTGCTTCCGTTGAATCCGAGGGACTTGATCAATGTGAGATAGTCCGTGAATCCAAAGGTTCCCGCGTCTGTTGCCGTGCTGTCCGTGAACGCCTGCTTTCGGAGTCCGTTTGCTGCCGTGTACGATTCTGAACCTGTTGGCGTTCCGTCAATGAGGTTGATGTTCGTGTTTGCTGTCAAAACGGTGTCCCCGTTGATGATGTCGCTCACCATCGTGTTTGCTGCTGATGTCGCGAGTTTACGCTTCACGAGCGCTACTACGTCGGTGATGGCAAATTGCTGCTCGTATTCGGAAATGTCTACGGAGAAAAAGCGTTGTTTCTGGGTGATTGACACTTTCTTCGTTGGCTGCTTTCCGAGTCCTTGTGCAAATGCGAGGGCTCCTCCTGTGTTCTCCGCCTTTAGGGTGTGGAGTGGGAGTTCTCCGAGAACTGGGACGTCCATGGTCTTGTCCATGCTTTTTCCGTGATATCCTCCTTGGAAAAAACTCATAAGCTGCGAAGCCGTTGGGATAAGGTCCAAAAAGTCTGTCATGAGAACTGTTCCCGGGATGAGTTCTGCTCCAAATCCTGTGTTGGACGTGTGCATAATCTCGTTCGCCTTTGTTTCGAGCATTGCGCTCTTGTGTTCCATGTTCTTCTGGATGTCGTAGTCAATTTCGGAGCGTCCTGCGCTCTTCATTTCCATCGAGATTGCGTCTGCGAGGCCCTTTGTGTCCGTTACGTCTGACGTAACGAGGCGAGCTCCGTCTTTCTTTGCGAGTTCTTTGAACTCTGCGAAATTGCGTGCCATAATAATGGTAAAGCTAAAAAATAAAGTTTCGTTTATAGTCCGATTGACCGGAGGACCATTGCGTCCGTGAGGGGTTTCCTCTGGGATGGCGTGGTGCTCCTTGTTGCTACTGCGCCCGGTCGTACTTCGATTTTTAGCACGTCACCTTCGAGCTGCTTGTGCTCGCTCTCGAGCTTTGTGTGCTTTTCTTCGAGGTCCTTGTAGGCTTTCGCGATGTCTTCGAGGGCTTTCGATACTGGGGTTACTGCCTCTTTGACTGCTGCTTCGATGAGGGATTTCACCTCGTCCTCGGTTAGCCCTGCGGGTGCTGGGGTCTCCGGTGTCTCTTCCCCGCCTTCCACGGGTTTGGTTTTATCCGTAGCCGGAACGTCCACCGTTTCCGGTGTTGCAGGGGTCTCACCTGCTGGCGCTTCCTCCTCGGTCTTGGGATCGGTTTGGGTTGGAGTTTCTGGCTCCGTGCTTTTCTCGTCGACTCCGGCTGGACCGCATATTGGGTCTTCCTCTTCGTCGTCCTCTTTCTTGCTCGGCTTCTTGCCTTTCTCTTCCTCTGGGGTTTCTTCCGGTTTTCCTTCCGGTGTTGTTGGTGTTTCTGGTGCCGGTGTTTCTTCCGCTACCGGTGCGGGCGCTTCTGGCGCTGCTTCTGCCGCTGCTATATCTTCGGCTTCCTTCTGCTCTGCTTCTGCGAATAGGAGGCGGAGGCTCTTGGCTAACGTGAAGAGGCTGGACGGGTTGGCTGGGGTGCTAACGACTGAGATTTCTATGAGGTCCAGTTCCGTGATCTCGCGGATGTCTCGGTTTCCGTCTTCTCGGTAGTTGGCCGCCTTGCAGATAAACCCTATCGAAAACCCTCTCAGGTTCTTTTCCGCTATGTTGTGGAACGTGTTGTCGATGTCGTTGCTCAGCTCGGCGGTAATTTCGAGGCCGTCGTTTCCGATGTTGTACTCGATGACTTTTCCGAGGACCTTGTCGGGGTTATGCCCTAAAAGGATGACCGGGTTCATCATGTATTGCGTCATGGCATTGGCAAATGCTGCTGGGTTGACGATGTCGTCGTATCTGTCGATTTGCGGGGTGCTGGCAAATCCCTTGATGCGGATTCTACCCTCTGGCGTGGTCTTTACTTCCAAAAATTTCATTTGGAAAGACGCTTGCTTTTGCATTGCTGCTTGCTTTCTGAGCATATTCTTTAGCGTTTACGTGATAAATTGCCGGGTTTTTTCCTGCGGATTATACTTTTTTTCCGAAAATATCAAAATGTTTTTTCGCGATTTCCCTTGTGGGAGTCCCCCTGTCAATGGGGCGTGACGCCTTGCCGTCGTTGATTGCAGTGATTCTGTGGGTACTTGTACAGCGGCAGCGGATTTCGTTGGTGCTGGGGGCAAATTGGTCTAGCGTTCCCGGGAAGCTATTGGTAAGTGGTATCCATCCGGCGGCTTCGTTGGCGGTGTGGGTCGGTCTCACTTTGTCGTCGTGGCTGGTGCTCCAAAACTTCTCTACCACGTACCCTTGGCGTTGCAGCTCGATGGCTGGCTCGTGGTTGGCCCATCCGTAGGCTCGGCCCACTTCGTTCACGGCTATGAGGGTGGCTCGGGCCTTGCTAAAGACCCACGGGTCCTCGGCTTTGATTTGTTTGGCGATTTCCCCGTAGCTGGTCCCGTTCGATACTCCCTCCTCCATAATCGCTCTGAGCCGGTCTCTGGTGGTTTTGAGGATTGAGCCGTCTTTTTGGCTGAGCATAAGGTCTTCGAGGTCGGATAGGTACTTGGCGGCTGGTGCGGTCTCTATGTCGAAGCTCATGGCGTATCCGTCCGGGAGGAGGTCTTTGTATCGCTTGATGGAGTCTTTGGCACCCTCTTGGATAATCCTCGGCAATACGGTCAAAAGGTACTCGGGGACGTCCGGGGCTATCTCGTCCAAAAACGGGTCGATGAGGTCGTCTTCGGTGATCTTGCGTTCTATGCCGAAGCTCTTGGCCGCTTTCCTTTTCTGGTCCGCTTGCTGCAAAAGCTCTATAAAACGCGCCTTTTGCGTTTTGAATATCGCGTATATGGCGCGGGCTTTGATTTTCTCGTGGTTCTTGATGAACGTCTCGGCTTTGGTTGTCATGGGCTGGTGGCGGTTAGTCGGTACAGGTGCAGGCTTCGTGGTCCTGCCCGCATAATCCGCAGCGCTCTATGGCTCTGGTGACTTTCTCGGCGTACTCGTGGCCGTACTTGTTGGCTATATACGAGCGGATGTCTTCCCGGTTCTCGAAGTCTTCGAGGAGGGCTCTGTCCATTCCGCTTATGTCGAGGGGCTTTGCCATAGGTCGTGGGGGTTATGCTGCGGGTGGGAGTGCTTCTGGTAGTGTCTGGTCCGGTGCTGGGTTTGCGTTTGCGAGGTTGTCGAGGAGCTGCTGGCTTGTCGGCACGGTTAGCTCGTCGGCAAACTCGTTGGCGGCCTTGTCTTTTCCGAGGTACTCTCTGGCCTCGTTGCGGGTCCATATCCCGGCGAGTACGTTCTCGCGTGCTAACTTGCTGCGCGCTTCGAGGTCGTCGATGTGCTCGTCTATAATCGTGAACGCGTAGGCTTTATTGAACGGCTTTATGAGGTCGGTGAAAATCTCGGCGATCAGCTGCTCCCATGGGCGGATGGTGTTCTCTATAAACTTTTCATACTGGCTTTCCCCGTTGCTGTGGTTTACGTCTTCGATGTATCCGAGGATGGTCCTTGGTACTCCGAACGCCGCGCAAACCTTTTCGCGTGCTTCTTTTCTCTGCTGTGTGAATCCGCTGTCGGTGTGGGCCTGCCGGATTGGCTTTACGTCTTGGATGGCTCCGCTGACGATGTTCTTGTGCTTGTTGTGTCCTCCTTGGAGGGTTTCCTTTATCTTCTCGAACTGGTCTTTTTGCTGCTCTGCCGTGAGTCCCTCTTTGAGTACAAAGAGCGCGCTCGGGATGCTGTCGTTTCCAAAAAAGTGGTAGTTGCTGAGGCTGGCTTCTTCGTCTCCCATAACGTCGAGGACGAGGGTTTCCATGATCGTCATTCCAAATGCTGGGTTGTCCATGTCCACGGTTTCCTTGATGTGGATTATTTCCTCCGGCATAAATGTCTCGATTCCGGTCTTCCTAAATGGCGGGTTGTACTGGTAGCGGAGGGGGTTGAGGTCGCTGTCGGTGATGATGGCGACGTATCGGCTATCCAGTACGCTGTATTTGAGGCCCTGCTTTCGGATGTTGTCGTGCTTTCGGATAAAAGCGTTTCCAAAAATACTGAGGTTTTTGATTATCTCGTCTTTGAGGCGCTTGAATCCTCCCGAGGCTTTCAAAGCTGCTTCAAAATCCGGGACCTCTACGTCTTTGGCCCGTCCGTCGGTGAGGAGGACTTGCTTTAGCTGGTACCCGCTTTTTGCGGTTGTCTCGCTTATTTCCTTGACGCAGCGGCGGATGTCCGTGTTTATGCGGAACATTCTCGAATATGTGGCGTTGCTGCGCGCGATCTGCTTTCCGTCGAGGATTGCTCCGTTCTGGCTCGAATACTGGGTTTCGTATGCTACGGCCGCGGCTTTCCCTGCCTTTGGCTTTGCTTTGATTTCTATGCCGAAAATTTCCATAATGGGGTCGGTTATTGGGTAGAGGGTCGCCGGTTTTTCCTGCGGATTATACTTTTTTTGCGAATAAAATCAAACCGGACTAAAAACTGCCGGTGAATATCTCCATTCCTCCGTCTATTCCGTAGACGATGGCGTCCACCATGTCGTCGTGTTCGGCGTTTGGAAAATTCGCCAGTTGGTCTTGGGCCGCTTCGGTTCCGGGTAAAAAGTAAACCTCCCCGCGGGCAAATCGTCCCTCTTGCTCCATGAGTCGCGTCATTTTGTCCTTGCTGGCGTTTATAACCTGCACGGCTAGGTTCCGGCGTTGCAGCATACGGCTTATGATGAGCCCTCCGTTGTTGCTCTCTATGCGTATCAAGCTACACCCGTGCTGGTGATATAATGCTTCTACGAACGAGCAAAACTTCTCTTCATTTTTTTCTTGCCCCTCGAATGCGTATGCGGCCAAGATATATCGTTGATCCCCTATGTGGGCGACTACTGCTAAACCCATTGCGTCGGTGTTGGTCTTCTCTGAGAACGCGGGGTCAATTCCAAATATGATTCTCGCTCCTGCTGGTGCCGCCTTGGCAAATCGGAAGTTTGTGCGCGGGATTACTGTTTGACCGTTCTTGTATGGGATTAGCTCGTAGTTCTGTTGAAAAGCTATCGGGGTGGTTTTTAGGTTCTCGACTACTTCTGGGGTAAATACTACGGGCCAAGCGTTTCGCCCGTCCGGGTAGATGAGCGGCTGGTGAAAGGTCTTCCAGTTCCTTTTGTTTTTGGCCATTTCCTTGAACTTTGGGACAATTCCGTCTTCGGCTATGGTATTGCCCAGTACTATCACGCGGCGTCTGAATTGGTCGAGGGAATCTATAGTTTCTCCGGTTAGCTTTCGCCAGTTCTGCTCTATGACTCTTGGGTTCTTCACGCTGTCTGCGGTGTCTATATCGTCAATTATTAGGAGAGTGGGGCGCATACTCCCTATTTCTTTGTTGTAGTCATTCGCACCTCGTAAAACTTCCCCGAGGGATTTGCTTGCAATTTTTACTCCGGTGGTACTCTCAAAGTCACTGAACCCTGCTTTTGATATATCTTCTCTCTTTACGGTAAATGGGAAGAGTGTTCCGTAGTCCTTGAGAATACTGTCCTCCATTAGCATTTTGGCAACTTGCCGGACCCATTCGCTGCTCAAATTTGCTTCGTAGCTCTGCACGATTATATATGGCTCTTTTGCGTACGCTATGAGCCAAACGGCATAGCCTCGCAGCTTGGTGGTTTTTCGGCTTCCTCTGAATGCTTCGAAGAGGAGGTTTATATTTTCATTTTCAATAGCTTCGTCCCATTCTGGCTCAAATGGTGCTTCGTTTGGCCAGCCAAAGTGGTATTTGAAAAAGGCTCGAAAATCGTGCTCAAAATATGCAATTCTAAAGTTTGCGTCGGTGGTGATCAATTCTAAAAGTTCCGCGTCGCTTACTCTTGCGGTGGTGGGAGTAATTGTTTTTGTCATTGGCGTTGGGCGATTAGTGCTGCGAGTATAGCTTGTTTTTCGGGGCTGAGCTGCTCTACGTGGTTGAGGCTTCCGGTGATGTCTACTTTTGGCCCGTACTCGTTCGGCCGTCGTCGTTCGAGAAGCCATTTACTGGTTCCTACGGTCTCTTTGTCGTCTGCTCACAGGTTGTTGAAAATGTTTCTCTTGGCTTTGATGATAGCATAATTCTGGTGGCGCTCTATAAAATCAGCAAAGTTTGGCCATGTTTTCATTTTCTCGAAAACCGTCTGATATCCAACTTCCGCTTCCAGACAGGCTTCCTTTAGATTTAGCCCGAGGCGTAAAAATGGGCGCAGCTTTTCTTCCACGTCTTTCTGATTCCAGGCGTTCGATAAACCTCCCCGGCTCTTGCTCTCGTCAAATGCTTTCTTGGCGCAGGGCTTGCACATTCTGGTGCGTGGGTCCTTTGGTATTATCCGCGTGTCGCAGCGCTCGCATTTCCTTTCTTTGAGGCCTTTGCTCTTCCTGCTGGTGCTTGGCTTTCGCTTTTGCTTCTCTGCTTTCTCTGCTTCGAGCTTGGCTTTGGTTTCTCTGGCTTGCTTCTCGTCCGGGTCTTCTTCGTCTTGGGCTTCTAAAATGGCGAGGGCTTTTCTCTCCTCTTCTTCCAGCTGCTCTTCCGTAGGCTCTACTATTTCGCTGGTGTCGGGGATATGGTTTTGGGTTGTGGGTTGGGTTGGTTTCTCGGGGGTTTTCTGGGTTGGGTTGGGTTCGTTTCCCTTGGTTGCTGCGGTTTGCTGTGCTGCTTTCGCTTGGGCGAGGGTGACGGTCTTTGCTACTGGCATGGCGGCTTTGGGTTACGTGCTAAAAATCGCGCTATACTTTTGGCGGTGCAAGTTGGGCAAATCTCAGGTTCCCATTCGTAGTGTTTGGCTGGGACTTCTGCTTTCTTGCAGGCGGTGCAGGCTACTTTCCCGCTGTCCATGATTTGATTTTTTCGGCTGTGTCGTCGAGTATCAATTCGGCTCGGTTCGAGGTTCTGGCTATGGCTACGGTGGCGAGCCATACTGCGGCGAGGATTATTCGGGCCGGTAAGGTTACGGCGTAGCGTAGGCGCTGGGCTGTTTGTTTTTACAGAAAGCGGACCTCACCGAAGACCAGACGAAGCGCCTGCGACTTTTAGACAACCGCCTGGGCGACCTCGGAGAGTACGACATCGACAACGTACTCGCCGAAATAGACGACCTCGGAGACGCGGACCTCAAAGCCCTTTTTGCCAACCTTTACCCGGAAGCGGAGGAAGAGGAATATGGAGCAAGAGACGGAGACGGAACCGAAGCCCCGGACCAACTACAAGACATGGTCATTGTAGTAACAAAGGAGCAGCGGGAACTTATAGAGAAAGCCCTCGAAGTAGCCAAGAAAATCCCATTTGCCGACAACGAGAACTGCAACGCCAACGGGAACGCCCTTTTTGCCATAGCCCGCGCATTTATTTCCCAATAAAACCCAGTATGTCAGCCAAAGAACTCATCATCAAGCCCATCACCAGCAAGATTGCCAACGAGTACGTCAAAAAATACCATTACAGTGGCAAGGTCGTCAACAACTCAACCCTCCATTTCGGCGTATTTTACCACGGAATGATGGGCGGCGTTATGAGCTACGGAAACAGCACAACAAAAGAAATGATGCTTGGCCTAGTAAAAGACACCAAATGGAACGGGTTTATCGAACTCAACCGCATGGCGTTCAGCGACTTTCTACCAAAGAACAGCGAGAGCCGAGCCATGGCCGTGAGCTTCAATCTTATACGCAAGAGCGCCCCACATATAAAATGGATCATAAGTTTTGCCGACGCCACCCAATGCGGAGACGGAGCAATCTACCGCGCAGCGGGCTTCTTCCTTACCGGAATCAAAAAAAACACCAGCATGGTGAAACTACCAGACGGAACCATCACCCATAAAATGAATTTTAGCGCCAGCTGCAGCAGAGCTATAGCCCAGCAGTACAACCCCAAGGGCAAACCGGCCAGCCAAGCCATAAAGGAATGCGGAGCTGTAAAAATAGAGGGTTATCAAATACGATATATCAAATTTTTGAGGAGAGAAGATGAAAAGGACCTCCAAGTCCCGGTCCTTTCGTACAGCGAAATCGACCGAATAGGTGCCAGGATGTACAAAGGGAAAAGGCTTGACTCAACCGGCGAAAAAAATATAATCCCCGAGCGTGATTCGCATACAGTAGTGCAAGGTGCTTCCAGCATCGAGGCGGCGGCTCATACCGACCATCACGCTCCATAGATATCAACCAAGCCGGAGAGGGAACCCCCTCAGACGGCTTTTTTATTATTCACCCCAAGGACCCATGGAAATCAAAAACCGAAACCCGGCGACCCTTACGCCCTACGACCAAAACAATAAGCGCCACCCCGACCACCAGATCGAGAAAATAATGCAAAGCCTCCAAGAGTTCGGATTCACCCAGCCCATAGTGATAGGCAAAGACGGCATCGTGATAGTAGGGCACGCCCGACTCGAAGCAGCGCAGCGCCTCGGACTAAAAGAGGTCCCGACCGTAGAGATAGACGCCACCGAACACGACGAGAGACGCCTCCGCCTTTTAGACAACAAGCTCAGCGACCTCGGAGAGTACGACAACGAAGCAATCCTCGCAGAATTGCAAGAGCTAGACGACGCCCCACTCTGGGAAATGTTCGCCGAACTTTTAGGAGGAACAGCCATCAACCCGGACGACATAGAGGAGAATTTTGAACTCAACGACGCCGACCGCGCAGAATACGGGAATATGACTTTTATCCTCAGCGAGTACCAAAAGGAGCTTGTCACCAACGCAATCAACATAGCCAACGGGCAGCTCGCCAACCGGGGAGAGGACACGACCGAGAACGGCCACGCCATGGCACACATAGCACGCCAATTTTTAGAGAAGCAAATATCCCTTATCTAGCCACCTATGAAAAAGCGACAGCCACGCGCGGCAAAACCCCGCAAAACACGTCAAAAACGCGTCCCAAAAACCAACGGAGTCATTCACGAATGGGACCGACGCATGAGACAAGCCTGATATTTTATCCCTTGCCCAAGAAAACCCCACACCATGAACGAAAAGATCGCCGCAGCTTTAGCCATCGCCGCCATAGCAGCCCTCACCACCCTCGCCGCCTACGCCGTACACTTACCCGATAACCAACCCAACCCATGGCACGACCAAGGAACACCGCCCGCCCGCAAGTAGTCATCCAAGCCCACAAGCTCATCGACATAGCCAAGCACGAGGGCATCGCCTACCGTACCGCCCAGAGACGCAAAGACAAGTTTGCCACCGTCCTCATCAACGTAGGAGACAGCAAGACCCAGAAGCGATATTTGGACAGCAAAACCACCGACCTCCTCAGAGCGAGCGGCCTTTTTACCAAGTAAACCCACCGACCCATGCAAAAACAAACAGCCCAGCGCCTACGCTACGCCGTAACCTTACCGGCCCGAATAATCCTCGCCGCAGTATGGCTCGCCACCGTAGCCATAGCCAGAACCTCGAACCGAG